TAACAGCAACCTCTTTACCTTTCTTCTCAAGCATCTTATCTTTTAAGTGTCCAACTAAGATAATATGATCCGCTAGTTTATTCAATTTATCTATCCATTCTTTGTAGGCCATTCTTAAATATAAGTAGCCAGCGCCATTAGGCAATGATAGTACTGATGCACCAGGATTCTTTTGATCAAAGTTTTTACCCATTGGAGTTTTCATATAAATTTGTTTAGCATATGCTTCACACATCTCCTCTAGCTTAGATATAGTGTCAATAGCTATATATTTATATGGTCTTCCTTTTTTCATAATTGCAGACCCAATTTCTTGAAGTTCTTTCAGACTATTAGCTTTTACTTTTAAAGCATCAACCATATCTGAACCATCTTCTAAGTCAATGATTAAACAATCATCAAGTTGTGATAATACTGTAGTTTTCCCAATCTTTGGTGGGCCATATATTATCATATTTTTAGGCGATTTACGGCTAGCCTTTACCTTTATTTCTGGTAATTCCATAATTTATTTTTTTAAAAAGTATTTTGTGTTTTTAATAGAAGAAATCCATCCATTAAATGACTTAAATTCAGGGTCTTTCTTAATTGGTTTTAAATTTAATTGCATAAAAGCAAAATTAGCTGCAATTACTAAAGATATTGCTAATGGATCAAATACAATTATTATTAATAATAAAAATATATTTACCACTTTATCTATAGAAATATTTAATGACTTAGCTAGATACTTTAATGGTCCTAACTCTCTATTACTATTATCTTCTAATTGTTTATTTAGTACTAATACATCATATATAGAAATAGAATCATTTAATCTATATACATTTTCTTTTGCCTCTTTTAATTGAAGTGTCATTAATTTTCTTTGTTTAGAAGAAGTAGTTGTAACTAATTGTTCTGTTTCTTTATCAATGTACTGAATCATTGTAGGATTTGATAATGCTTTAGTATAATATTTTACCATTTCATTTTCACTAGTTAACTGGTCATGAAATCTATTTTGTTTTGTTTGTAATACAATTACATGTTTATTATTTAATTCTGAATTAATATTAGTTTCTTGATATGCTCCTGATAAAAATCCATATATTCCCCCAGAAGTAATAATCATTAATATAATACAAGCAAAGCTTAAATATATTTTTAAATATTTATTAATTATATCCCAATATCTATATAATAATGAAGCAGCTACTAATTTTGCTATTTCTAATGAACTAGCCATAATTATTACTTCAGTACTTGCTCCTGCAAATAATTTACTTAACCCATATATAGAATAAAATATAGCACAACTTGATACAAATAATGCTGATAAAGCTATTATAAAAGGAAATAATTTTTTATTCATATTATAGTTCATAAACTTTTACTCCATACAGAGTATACTTTTACTTTATTATGAGTTATACACTCCAGTTTTCTTATTCCTTCCTCTTTCTTTAATAGACTTTTGTCCATGTATTTTGGATTCTTGCTGTTTAGCTTTCTCTTTTTGCTCATATCTTTCTATATTTTTTAATAATTTTTCGTTTTGTTTCCCCATAATTAATACGCATGATAGTCAGGATCATCTTCATAGCTTGTTACTTTATCATAAGCTTTTAAACAATCTTTTAATTTTCGTTCTAATGTTTTTATTTTCTTTTCTAACTTGTTGGTATTATCTTTAATAAGTAATACTAAAGAAATACCCCCTAAAATAAATCCTATTAGCAAAGATACTAATATCATACTTAATATGTTAATTTCTTCTATGTTCATAATAAATCTTTTTTAGTTAAATTATATTCTTTCATTACTTTTTTTTGAGTTTCTCTTAATCTAGATTTGCTTGCGGTATAAGGAGCAAACATTGAGTTTTTATTAGATAATACACTAATTAATGCTTTATTTATACTTTGTTCTAAATTGTTGCAAATTTCTATTGCTTTTTCTTTTGACATAATTTTATTTTTTTCTTTCGTTAATAGTAAATGTTGACATCTCTGCTTCATAAGGTATCATACCTAATAAACCATCACGGTTTTTTTCTACATGAACAGCCAACAATTTCATTGGATTTTCTCCACAATATTTATCTGTAATCCCATATAAATCATGGGGTCTTTGTAACATCATCACAACATGTGCATCTTGCCCAATACTATCTCCACCAAATAAATCTGTTAATAATGGTTGATATTGAGCTTTAGCTCTATGTTCTTGTTCTATATTACGGTTAAGTTGAGATAATAAAATATTTATACACCCCATTTTAGCTTGTAACCACATACACCCTTTAGATACTTCATTAAGTTTTTGTAATTCTTGTTCTCTTTCACTCAAAATAAGTCTAGAGTGGTCATATACATTTATTACAACTTTATCTGGGTATTTATTACAAATATCTACATTAGCTTCTTTAACAAATTCCATATTCCTAGGGATATTATTAAAATAAATAGGATAGTCCCCATATTTAAGGACTTCCTCTTTGAAAGCTTCGTAAGCAGATTGTTCTAGTTTTTGTTCTACAGATAGCAATTCACTAATCTCTTTATTTGCTCCCTTTGAACCTGCTCTCAATATTTGCTGATAACCAGGCATTTCAAAACTCCAATATAGTACTAATAAATTTTTAGCTCTATTGGCATCTAATAAGTCAAATATTAATTGATTACTAAAAGCTGATTTACCTACACCTGGTCTTCCTGCGATTACATACATCTTACCAGGCTGTAAACCTCCTAATAAGTTTTTATTTAATCTGTCCCATTTTGTAGGGAAGACTGTTCTTTTTCCAAGCATTCCATCTCGCACCTGATGTAATGATGCGCTAATTGACCGTCTAATACTTTTAAATCCTTTATCTTTAAAGGGATCTAGTAATTCTTGTGGTAAGTTTTTGTGTGTCATTTTCTTCTAAGTTTTCATACTTTTCCCAAGTATGGTTATTAATCCATACCTCTAAGTTTTGTAAAAACCCGAGGTTCTCTCTTTCAATAGTTAGCTGTTTATTTAAACAGTTAATTATATGTCTATGCTTATAAGCTTTAGTACCTACTACCTTGCGATATTTATTTCTCGCCTTTTCATTTGCTTTAGCATCTGGATCCTTAGCATGAAGAATTCTGACACCGCTTCTAAGTGAATTGACTTTCATTGGGTACGTACCCACTAGTTCAGCAAACATCTGATCAAAGTCGTTAGAGAAGAGATCTATGAACTCTTGTCTAACAACATGTTGATCAGCGGTTTCACCTAGCTTGATGTAGCCATTTGCTTGCAATTCATCTAAATTTGGTTTAAGATTAAGTGTTGTTAAATAATTAAAACCTTTTCTGTAAATAACATATAAATAAAGAAAATCATCTGCACTTAGTTGTGTTTGTTCAAGTACTTCAAAATCTAAATCTATTTTCATAAGGTTTTATTGTGTTTAAATTTAATCACTTTTATATATTTAGTTATATTATCATTCTGATATTCCCTGGCAGTTAGGTTTATAAAAGAATTTATTATAAATAAATATAAAACTGTTGCAAATATACTACTCTTTTTCATATTGTACAAATTTTTTAGATATTAATATTATTTTTATTTCCAGACAATATTAGTAAGACTTTTAACTGCATTTTTTAGCCATTTTTCTTCTTGACTGTCTTTAACATATAATATAATTATCTCCCCTATTTTATCTTCTTTAAATCTAACTAAACGACCTATTCTTTGAATCATAGATAAAGATTTACTAGTTATACCACATACAATACCCATATTTGCATTAGGTACATCAAATCCTTGATTAAGGGCTTTAGTAGAACATAAGACATTTATTGTATCATCTCTAAAAGACTCTAAAGCGGCTTCCTTTTGCTTTTTAGTCTTCTTAGAGTGGTAGGATACTGCATGAGGGCTTATAGATGCGCAGAGCTGATCTGTGAAATCATTAGCTCCCCCAAATACAAGGATCTTTTTATCTTTATTCTCCTCATATATCTTTTTAAATTTAGTTATCTTATTTTCTGCAAAATCTACTATCTTTTTCCTCATTCTAATAGCTTTATAAAACATTACTGCTTTTTGTTTTTCTCCTGGTAATGCATTCTTATTAGCCATTATCATTTGAGCGCTTTCAAAAGCATTAAATTGTCCTAATTGATACTTCCATTGAACAAAACTATTGTTAGCTTTTTTATAACTTTCTTTCTCATCTACTGTTAATGTTACAGGTACACATGTTATACTATAAGGACTTACAATTCCTAATTGTACACATTTATCTAATGTAATTGTATAGGCTGTAGGAGCTATTTTATTTAAAATATCTTTATAATCATCTTCTTCAGGTAATGTAGCAGTCATACATAATAAACTATCATATATATTATACTTAAAAAACTTACGATATTCATTACTTAAACCTAAATGTATCTCATCACACACTACTATATCATAATGATGACCTTGCAATTTATACGCACTTTGATAACATAAAATATCAACGCTATCAAGACAGTATTCTAAGCCCCATTTAATAAATTCATTACGAAATTGTTCTTGCAATTGTACAGTAGGAACTAATATTAAAGCTGCTTGTTTATTACTTCTACTAGGTTGATTTAAAATATAATCTATTGCTAATACTCCTACTCTAGATTTACCAAATCCAGTACCAGCTATAACGGAACCAACAAATCCTTGCTTGGCCCAAGAATTAAGAGCTTTCTTCTGTTCTGTATCTCTTATCTTGTTTATATTTTGAGTCACAATACTTTCCATAACGTTACTGTTCTATTAGTATCACTATCATATGTTGTTCCATCAGTAGTTACAAGTCCTAAACTTACTAATTCTGTCATTCTACCTGTAACTCTATTTATATCCCAACCTAAAGCTTTAGCTATCATTCTATTTGTAGCTTTGCCTTTAGTTTTAAGTATATCATAGATAGTTTTTCGTTTACCATCTAAATTTTTTAACTCTTTAAGGGAGTTAACCTGTGTTTTTCGTATCATCTCTTTGTATTTTTATATGTTTACTGATTGTTTGTTGAATTGTGGTCCCAGATATACCTAAATCTTTCCCCATTTGTTGTATAGTTCTAGTATTTGAATTTTGATAGAAATAATCTATTATCTTAGATTCTTTTTTATTTAATAATAAATAGATATTCCTTTCTTTAATTCTCTTTCTATAATAACTTCTGAAATTTATATCAAACTCTTCAAAATCTACAGATGTCTTTTCAGTTTCACCACTATATTTCCATAGTTGATCTATAACTATATCAATGGGACCATTATCTTTCTTATATTGCTGTTCTTCTAACATTTGTTGTGCTACATGATGTCTTTTCATATTTATTAGTTTATTTTTCCCAACAATTACTTACTGTTACTTCAGCCTTTAATAGGCCATTAGTTACTATTTCTAATGCAGCATCTTCCATTAACTCTTTCATATTAACTGTCCATTTATCTAAATAATCATTTCTACATATAGTGTCTATTTGATCATGTACAGTCATTACTAGTTTAACAGGTAAATCAAACTCTTTAATATGATCACGCATTAATATTAAAGCACGCTTAGTCATATCTGCACTAGCTCCTTGTATAGGTGTGTTTTTAGATGCTCTCTCAATACTACCAAGTTCCATCATAGATGATTTATTATTCCAAATCTTTGGGTACCAATTACTAAACCATCTTTTTCTATTATAAGGGGGAAATGTTTTAATATATCCATACTTCTTACCAAAGTTACCTAATTTATCTAAGAATCCTTTAATTGATGGGAAAGCTTTAAAATATTTTTCAATAAGAAGCTTAGCATCATCGACAGTAATATTAAGGGTATCAGAAAGTTTATTATGCCCCATACCATAAGCAAGGCCAAAATTAATTGTTTTAACATTTGTTCTAAGTTTTTTATGTGTCGGACAATTACATTTTTCTTTCTTACTCATATAAACGCAATCATCTTCACCACTGGTTAACCATTGTTCTCCATATACCAATTCAGCACAAGTAGAGTGTAAATCCTGTCCTTCTTCTAAAGCTTTAACCCAAACTGGGTCTTTAGATCCGAAAGCAATTACATTTAACTCTTGACTGGAGTAATCAGAACTTACAAAGCTCCAACCTTTGGGTGCAGTAAAACAATTCCTATAGATATTATCTGCAGGTATTTGTTGCATATTAGGTTTGGAAGAGCTTACTCTACCTGTGTCTAGAATTTGGTTAAAATTAGTATGTATTTTATTATCTGAAGACAAGTTCTTAAAGAATGCATCACCATAAGATGTGCATAATTTCATTGCCTCTTTATATTTAACATATTTATCTATTAATGGGAACTTATACCTATATTTATACATCTGTTTACCATTAACATTATCAAGTTTAGGTATAATACATTGAAATACTTCAAGGACTTGTTTAGGTGATGTCCATTTAATATCTATATCTCTAATCTCTTCTACAGGAGTAAACATATCTGTTTGTATATAAGCAGATACAAAGTGTTTAACTCTTACATCATGTCTAACCATCTCATCTAATTCAACCCCTAAATTATCAGCTTTATCTTTATTAACGTCTTCTATCTTTTTCCAAGATTCTGTATCTAAATCTAAACCATTATATTCTATATCTGCAAATGCTGTAACAACCTCATTTTCAAGTATAACTACATTATTTAATCTATTTACATCTATTAAAGGAAGTTGATGTCTTCTTATTAATATTAAATATTCTACATCTTTAGCCCCATAAACTATTTGGTCCTCTTTAAATGGTTGTCCAGTTAATCCTATAAATTGATTTCTAACTTCTTTGTTTAACTCTACATTTAAATACTTTTTACAAACATCTTTAAGACCATATCTAACTCCATCTCTACCACAGTTTAAAACACGCTCAGTAAGAAATGTATCATAAATACCCTCACATTCTATATTTCCCCATTTTTTAATAAATTTATAATCAAATTTAGCATTATGAAAGATTTTGATTATATCTTTATCTTCAAGTATGTCTCTAAGAGGCTCAATACTAACAACTCTAGTATCAATTACAAATTGATCAACATCATCACCTATTTGAAACATAATCATTTTCTTACATGTAAAATCAAAGCCCTCCGTTTCTGTATCAACCCCTAATACCTGTTTATCTTTACAATAGCTCACCACATCATCAATTGTCCCCAACTGATAATGTGATGCAGGTATGTGACTAACAGCTATTGTATTATCTATTAAATAAATCATTTTCCTCTTGCTATATTATGTAGTAAATCAACATGTTTCGTTGCCATTTCATCTATATGTCTATCATATTCTTTTTCAGCTTTTTTGATTTCATTACAAATAGCTTTACCTTGAATAACATCAATAAACTTGTTATCAAATGTAAACCCTATGCTATTTTCAAACCTAGCTTTTTTATATGCATCTAGAAATATATCTGAATCACCATTTTGTACTATATTATAAATCCATTTCATCTTCCCCATAATTTTAAATTTTAATTAATATTCTAATGTTCTTGGCTCAATGCCTCCGTTTGAATTATTTGATTTTTGTAAACATCTATTTCCAAACATTAATTGATACCCAATATCACTTGTTATAATTTTAGGTATATTCCATTCTTTTATTACTTTTTCTCTTATTATCTTTTTGCCTCTAAATGTAATTTTTTCAAGAACTATTTTATTCTTTACAATTCTAGGACTTTTATATATATTTGTTGTCGCCATACTTTTTTATTATAATAACAAATAGAAGAGCTCTGGCCACAAAGCTCCTCTATTCATTATTTATATTGTTAATAATCTGTAATTGATGCTAACTCTTCTACTTTATCTTCAACTTTAGCAATAACTTGCGTATCAGTTTCTAGATATGTATGAGTAACATCTTCATTTTTACCTATCATAACAACTTCTGTATTACTAAATACATAGTCTCCATTATGAGTTATAAATTCCCCATCTTTACCACGTCTTTTAGCTGAAGTCTCAATGTTATCTAATTGATACTGAGTACCTTGAGTAGTTTCACTAATTTGTAGTCTAAATCTTTCTCCATTATGTGCAGGATTAAGGATATTTAGCTCTAACATCTCACCGCGTGGAGTCATTTCCCATTCAGCATCATCTCCAAAGTTAATATTAAATAGTTTTGAAGCATCAACTACTTCAGCACTTACCCAAGCACGTCTTGGCTTACCACTAAATCTTGAATCACTTGCATTTAACAATGTTAATGCAGATACTGCTCTATCTCCTGCTTTTATAATTTCTGCAAATTCTAATGACATTTTACCTCCATTTATCTTTCTTGCAGATACTAATAATGTGTCTTTTAGGTTTAAAGTGTTTAGACTACCACTGTTGGTTGTTGTTTCCATGTTTAATTGATTTTTTATGGATTATTTTGATGATTTTAAAAAGGTATATCATCAACCTTGTTTACTATGTTTATCTGGTGAAAGCACCCAAGCGAGTGCTAACACCATTATTATCTTAAATATTACTTCTTGTTCCATGGCAATTTATCTTTATTTTCTCTAATGATATAAATTATCCAGTCTTCAAATAGCATAGTTCTTAAATTTAAATCTTTTCCTTGTTGACTTGGTGCTGGATGTGCTCCTAATCTTACACCATGTAATTTATTATTAATAAGGTTTTTCATGTCTCTTTATTTGTGTTTAGTTAATATTTAATTGTGTCCACTCATCATTTCTCAACTGGGCTTGTGACCAGTATTGCTGATTTAAACACAAGTAAGGGAATTATCAGTTCCAAAGTATAACCATCAGGTATTTCTACCTGCAAATCTCGATACATATTATAAAGCTCCCGCTTTACTCTTATAATTACTAATCCACTTGGACGTTATAATTACATTGAATAGTTTACTATAAACCATAATATACTGATTAAAGTCAAAGGCGTGACTTTATTTTGTTCAAAGGATAATTCCTTCCACCCGAAGATGTAACAATCAGTTTTGTATCATACTAACAATAGATTAATTGTTATTAATTAGTATTTATACTTTTAATATGTCCAACTGTTAAGTTAGTGAAGCTATAACATTTGTTATAACCTGTTCGTCTGGATGACTACATATTACTGTCTACTCTTGCTAGCACAAGTATTAGCGACAGTTCTTACTCTAAAGAGACTTGCAAATCTCCGTTTGTTATATTTTTACCATTCTCTTTCTGGTAATCTAGGTACATCAAATACTAAATGAGCATTATCACTCCAAGGACCATAATTACTATGGTCTGGTGTGCTTATCATTGTCGGTATTTGATAATCTTTATCATATGATGTAACATGACATTCTATATCATCTATAGGTGTTACATCATTATAGTTCTGTTGTTTAACATACATATCAGTTGATATTATGTTATCTTCTTCATCATGTATCATCTCAATATTTATTTAGTTAATGTTTAGGTTAAATAAAAAGAGAGAACACTTTGGTTCCAGAACTACGTTTACATAGGAATTTTTACACTTATTTAATAGCAACCTAAGACCTTGGCTTTTCTCCTCTCTTTTCA